AAGATCTTACGAAGGCAGCAAAAGAAAGATCTAAACGTGCCTAACTACATGGCAGGAAAGAAAAAGAATAATGGCTAGACAACTAACAGAAAATCAAACTAAGTTTTTAGAAGTCTTGTTTGATGAAGCAGGGGGTAATCACACGGTAGCAAAAAGACTAGCTGGCTATAGTGAGAATACCCCAACTAAATCTGTAAGAGACTCTTTAAAAGACGAGATTCTAAGTGCTACTACAGATTACCTAGCACAGATTGCCCCTAGAGCTGCTATAGCTATGGCTAGTGCCTTAGATGATCCTACTGAGTTAGGCATACGAGATAAGATGGCAGCTGCTAAAGATCTATTAGATAGAGGGGGCTTCGGTAAAGTAGATCGTGTTGATGTAAGTTCTTCTGGAGGAGGAGTATTTATATTACCAGCTAAAGAAGGTAAGAACGAATAAAAAGCTGGGAACGAAACTCGATAGGTTACTGGGAAATACCAAAACCAATTAGAGGACAAGAAAAAAACTGGCATACAATAGCTAGAGTATCAATAAAGCAAATTCCTTTTGGGTATGAAGTTAATCCGGATAACGAAAGACTGCTAGAACCAATACCACATGAACTTGAAGCATTAGAGCTTGCTAAGAAACACGTAAAACAATATAGTATTAGAGATGTGGCACAGTGGTTAACAAAACAAACAGGGAGAAGTATCTCCCACATGGGTTTAAAGAAAAGATTAAGCATTGAACGAAAACGTAAGAAAACAATTACAATTAAAAAGCGACTTGCCCAACGCCTCCAAGAAACGCTACAAGAGATCGAAAAACTTGAAGAAGACAAAGTTGGAGCCTACTCAAGTAAAAAAAGTTCTTGACCCTATTACCGTTCCTGCAGTCCCGATGGCTGCACCGTTTGACACAGAAGTTGCACAAGACATAGTTTTCCAGCCTAATGCTGGGCCACAAACAGAATTTTTATCATCGTCAGAACGAGAAGTTTTATATGGTGGTGCTGCAGGTGGCGGTAAATCTTATGCAATGTTAGCCGATCCATTACATGGATTAAACAGTCCTAATTTTAGTGGGCTACTAGTCAGACACACAACTGAGGAACTCCGTGAACTTATACAAAAAAGCCAAGAACTATACCCTCGTGCAGTACCAGGTATCAAATGGTCTGAGAGGAAAAGTCAGTGGACCTCCCCTAGAGGTGGTAGACTTTGGATGTCTTACCTCGACAAAGATATGGATGTTACACGTTATCAAGGTCAAGCGTTTAACTGGATTGGCTTTGACGAATTAACACAGTGGAGTTCTCCTTACGCTTGGGACTATATGAGGTCTCGTTTGCGTAGTGCTAGTGCAGCCGAACTAGGGTTGTATATGAGAGCTACTACAAACCCTGGCGGTTTAGGACATCAATGGGTTAAGAAAATGTTTATAGACCCATCACCATTAAGAGAACCTTTTTGGGCTACTAACATAGAGACAGGCGAAGAGATACGATTTCCTAAAGGCCACACGAAAGAAGGACAGCCTTTATTTAAACGCAGGTTTATTCCTGCTAGTTTGTTTGACAATCCCTACCTAGCTGAAAGCGGAGACTACGAAGCAATGCTTCTCTCTCTACCTGAACATCAGCGAAAGCAATTACTTGAAGGTAACTGGGATGTAAATGAAGGCGCAGCGTTTCCTGAGTTTAATAGAAAAATACACGTAGTTGATCCGTACAAGATACCAACTAACTGGACTAAGTTTAGAGCGTGTGACTATGGATACGGAAGTCATACAGGAGTTGTTTGGTTAGCTGTAGCCCCAGATGAGTCACTAGTAATATACAGAGAATTGTATTGTTCTAAAGTTACAGCAACAGACTTAGCTGATATGATACTTGAAGCAGAACGAGATGACGGCACAATACGATACGGAGTACTTGATAGTTCACTATGGCACAATAGAGGAGATACTGGTCCTAGCCTAGCTGAACAGATGAATATGAAAGGGTGTCGATGGCGACCCTCAGATAGATCAAAAGGATCTAGGGTATCCGGAAAGAACGAACTGCACAGGCGTTTACAAGTAGATGAGTTTACAGAAAAACCACGGATAGTGTTTATGTCTACATGTACAAATACAATAGCACAACTACCAGCTATACCACTAGATAAACGTAACCCAGAAGATGTAGACACAAACTCAGAAGATCACTTATACGATGCTCTACGATACGGTATTATGACAAGACCAAGAAGTTCTATATGGGACTTCAACCCAGCAACACAACGATCAGGCTTTCAAGCGGCTGATCCTAGCTTTGGATATTAAATATGGCAGAAATAAACGACCTATCATTTGAAACAGACGATGTAGTAGCCGCAACAGATGCAGAAGATAAAATCTTTGAATCATCTAATGCTGTCGTTTCGTTTGTATCAGAAAGATTTAAAAGAGCAGAAGATGCCAGAGAAGGTGATGAGGAACGATGGCTAAGAGCTTATAGAAACTATAGAGGACTATATGGACCGGATGTGCAATTCACTGAAACGGAAAAGTCTCGTGTATTTGTTAAAGTCACAAAAAGTAAGACACTTGCTGCATACGGGCAGATCATTGATGTTCTATTTGGTAATAACAAATTCCCTTTATCTGTGGACCCTACTGTTTTACCTGATGGGGTTAGCGAGTCAGTTCATATTAATTTAGATCCTGCCTCTGAAGAAGGGTTTGGGGCAATACAAGATGCCTTTACGGACGCAGCTCCTAAACCATACTTGATTGGGCCAGATACTGAGTTAAAGCCGGGAGATACTATTGCAGATATACAAAAACGTCTTGGGGGAATGTCTCAAAAGTTAAGTGGCGTTAGTGAAAAAGTAATTGAAGGCCAAGGTGGTACTGCTAGTACTGTTACATTCCATCCTGCTATGATCGCAGCTAAAAAGATGGAAAAGAAAATACATGACCAGCTAATTGAGTCAGGTGCATCCAAACATCTTCGTAGTATGGCATTTGAAATGGCTCTATTAGGTATGGGCGTAATGAAAGGCCCTTTTGCTGTAGACAAAGAATATCCTAATTGGAATGAAGAAGGTGACTACGATCCCCTAATTAAAACTGTACCATCAACTAACCATGTATCTGTGTGGAACTTTTATCCGGACCCAGAAGCTGCTAGTATGGATGACGCAGAATACACAGTTGAAAGACATAAGATGTCTCGTAATCAACTGAGAGCTTTAAAAAGTCGCCCATACTTTATGGTTGATGGTATTGAGCAAGCAATAGATGTAGGTGCTGATTATACGTTAAAGCACTGGGAAATGAATATGGAAGATGATGATGCTAAACATAACGCATCAGAACGCTGGGAAGTTTTAGAGTTTTGGGGATTTGTTGATACAAATATCCTTGAAGAAAACGGTGTTAGTATTCCTAAAGAATTAGAAGATTTACCAGAAGTGAACTGCAACATCTGGTGCTGCAATGGAGAAGTGCTTCGCATGGTTTTAAATCCGTTTAAACCTGCACGGATTCCATATTACGCTGTTCCATTTGAACACAACCCATATAGTTTCTTTGGTGTAGGTATTGCCGAAAACATGGATGATACCCAAACACTAATGAACGGCTTTATGCGTATGGCGATTGATAATGCTGCGCTATCTGGTAATCTTATTATCGAGGTTGATGAAACCAACCTTGTGCCAGGGCAGGATATGTCAGTGTATCCAGGTAAAGTATTCCGTAGACAAGGGGGAGCTCCAGGCCAAGCGTTGTTTGGCACTAAGTTCCCTAATGTTGCTCAAGAGAATATGCAGTTGTTCGATAAATCCAGAGTGTTAGCTGATGAAAGCACAGGCTTTCCTAGCTTTGCTCACGGGCAAACTGGTGTGTCAGGCGTAGGCCGTACTGCATCAGGTATATCTATGTTGATGTCAGCCGCTAATGGTAGCATACGATCCGTAGTTAAAAATGTAGATGATTACTTACTTTCTCCTATGGGTAAAGCATTCTTTGCTTTCAATATGCAGTTTGATTT